GAAGAGATTATTGAGTTTGAAGAAGAAGATAACGATTCTTACTATGTAGAAGCAGTTGTTGTTGTTGCTAACGGTGGAACACTTCTCAAGGCTTCGCTTAACCCTTACATGATGCAAGATCGCCCTATCGTGGCATTCCCGTGGGATGTCGTTCCTAGCCGCTTCTGGGGCAGAGGAGTATGTGAGAAAGGCTACAACAGCCAGAAGGCGTTAGACACAGAACTACGCGCACGTATAGATGCCCTTGCACTAACCATCCACCCAATGATGGCAATGGACGCTTCTCGTATGCCTAGAGGCGCTAAACCTACCATTCAGCCGGGGAAAACCATTCTTACCAACGGTAACCCTGCTGAGATCCTACAGCCGTTTAACTTTGGTCAAGTCAGCCAGATTACCTTTGCACAAGCTCAGGCTTTACAGACAATGGTACAGACAGCTACAGGCGCTATTGACTCAGCAGGTATTGCTGGTTCCGTTAATGGCGATGCTACCGCTGCTGGTGTGTCTATGTCACTAGGTGCTATCATAAAGCGCCATAAGCGTACTCTTATTAACTTCCAAGAAGCGTTTGTAATTCCTTTTGTTACTAAGGCAGCTTGGCGTTATATGCAGTTTGAGCCAGAGATGTATCCAGTAGCTGACTATAAGTTCCACACGTCTAGCTCGTTAGGTATTATTGCTCGTGAGTATGAGGTTACACAGTTAGTACAGCTTCTACAAACTATGTCTCCAGATACTCCTATGTATCCTAAGTTGGTCATGTCTATCATTGACAACATGAACTTGTCTAATCGTGAAGAATTAATACAAACGCTTGAGCAAGCCAATCAGCCTAACCCAGAAGCAGAACAACAGGCTCAACAAGCTCAACAAGCACTACAACAATCTGAGCTACAGTTTAAAGCCTCACAGACTGCTGCGCTTAACGGTCAGGCACAAGAGTCTGCTGCTAGGGCGCAGAAGATGACAGTGGAAGCACAGTCTATCCCACAAGAGCTTGAGATTGATCGTATCAAGGCTGTAACAACAAACCTTCAAGCAGGAGACGCAGATGACAAAGAGTTCCAGAAGCGTCTTGAAATCTCTAAGCAGTTACTCAAGGAACGTGAAGTAGCTGTTAAGGAAGGAAACGTAGAAGCAGCCCCAGCACCACAGCCACAACCAGCGCCTCAAGCGCAGCCACTACCACAAGCAACCTTACAACAAGGAGAATTGCCACTATGATATTAACAGGTAAAATGTTTGAAGATGCAATGAGTCAGATTAATGAAGCATTTGCACAAGTCAACAAGAAGGTTGACAAACTACAAGATGAGGTTAAGGCCTTAACACAGGAGAAAGCCAATGGCAACGCCAAGAAGGGGCAAAGCAAAGGTTAAGGTAACAGCTAGTGGCAAGAAAATCAGCTATGGCCAAGCAGGTAAAGCCAAAGGTGGCGGAGCTAGAGTAAAACCTGGGACTTCTAAAGGAGATAGCTACTGCGCTAGAAGCCTAGGTATTAAGAAGGGCTTGTCTAAAGCTCAACAGAACGACCCTAACACACCTAATAACTTATCACGCAAACGCTGGAAGTGTTCTGGCGCTAAATCGAGGAAATGACATGCCATACGGTACAGGTACATACGGAACAAAGGTCGGAAGACCACCCAAGAAGAAGAAGCCAGTCAAGAAATGAAGGGGCAGACACATGGTGGCAAGGGAAGCGCCACTAGAAAAACCGATTCAGCCAAGTTTGCAAGCAACTGGGACGCTATATACAACAAACCAGCACAGAAGTCAAGTAAAAAAAAGAAATAACGCTTGACTTTCTTATGCTTTTGTGTTATAATAACTAGGTAACCTACACTTAAACAACTGTCCTTAATGGAGAAACAGTGATGATTGATAAAGATTTAGAGCTATACTACCGCAATGCGTCCGACATGTTTATAACTGAAGGCTGGAAGCAGCTAATCAGTGACCTAACAGCTAACGCAAACAACATCAACTCTGTTGAATATACTAAAGATGGAGAAGACCTGCACTTCCGTAAAGGACAATTGTCAGTTCTTGGTAGCATCCTTACTTTAGAGAATCAACTTAGAGAAGCAGAAGATCAGGCTTTGTCTGAAGAAGACCAAGACGAAGCAGCTTAATGCGTATCATCTTAGAGTTTAAGTGTGAGGAGGGTCATGTCAGCGAAAGATTTGTTGACTCAACCTGTACTCACATACCTTGTTTAGATTGCGACAAGATAGCAAGAAGAATTGTAAGTGCTGTTCGTTCTAAGCTAGACCCTATTTCTGGAGACTTTATGGGTGCAACCAGACAGTGGGAAAAGAACAGAGAACAGAAGCTACAACAAGAACGCAAGGCCAACTCTTAACTGAATCCTTGCATAATACACCTCCATAATGAGATTACTCACGGAGTTTAATAATGGCAACACTATATGACGAGCGTCCAGAAGACGTTGACAACGAAGAAGAAGTAAGTCAGTTTACTGAGGAACCTGAACAGGACACTCCTCAAGAAGATGACATCCCTGACAAGTACAAAGGAAAATCAACCGCTGATATTGTAAGGATGCACCAAGAAGCTGAGAAGCTCCTAGGAAAGCAGAGCGGTGAAGTAGGGGAGTTACGCTCCGTTGTTGATAACTACATACAGACACAACTCGACACCAACAAAGCACCAGAACAACCTGAAGAAGATATAGACTTTTTCTCTGATCCCGACAAGGCTGTCGAGAGAGCTATTAAGAATCATCCTTCAATCAAAGCTGCTGAAGCACAATCTCAGCAGTATAGACAATCCACAGCACAGGCTGTTTTACAGAAAAGCCACCCTGACATGCAAGAGATTTTGCAAGATGGTAAGTTTGTAGATTGGATTAAAGGATCAAAGATTCGTACACAGCTCTTCGCGCAAGCGGATACGCAGTATGACTATGAAGCTGCTGATGAACTTTTCACTAACTGGAAGGAACGTCAAGGTGCAGTAGCGCAGACTGCTACAAATGAGAAAGCTAGTCGCAAGACCGCAGTTAAGAACGCCTCAGCAGGTAATGCCAGAGGCAGTGGTGAAGCAGCTAGTCGTAAAATCTATAGACGCTCAGACATTATTAAACTAATGCAAACCGATCCTGACCGCTACCTATCCTTGAGTGACGAGATCACCCAAGCCTATGCCGAAGGAAGAGTGCGCCAATAACTCTTATTTAAAGGAAGTATTATCATGGCTACATCAGTATATCCCAACATGGCGGGAGAAGTAACAAACACCAGCGCAGCGAAGTTTATCCCAGAAATCTGGAGTGACGAAGTAATTGCTGCATATAAAACTAACCTAGTTCTAGCTAACCTCGTTAAGAAGATGAGCATGACTGGTAAGAAGGGCGATGTTATTCATGTCCCTAAGCCAGCTCGTGGTTCTGCTCATGCTAAGACATCAGGCACTGCCGTAACTATCCAGAACAGCACAGAGTCAGAAGTTCTGATTAACATTAACAAGCACTTCGAATTCTCTCGTATGATCGAAGACATTACCGAAGTACAGGCTCTCGCTTCTTTGCGTCAGTTCTATACAGGCGATGCAGGCTACGGTCTAGCAAAGCAAGTTGATACTAACTTGTTTGAGCTGGCTAAGTCTTTCGGTGACGGCGATGGTACTAGCTACGTTAACTCTGGTTCTTTCCAGATCAACACTACTACTGGCGTTTTGGAAGCATTTGACGCTGACGGTGCTGCTGACATTGGTGTTTTCACTGATCCAGTTTTCCGTGCCTTGATCCAGAAGATGGATGATGCAGACGTTCCTATGGACAACCGTAGCTTCATCGTACCACCCTCGCTTCGTAATGCCATCATGGGCGTTGAGCGTTATACCTCTACTGATTTTGTTAATGGCAAAACTGTAGAGACTGGTAAGATTGGTAACTTGTATGGTGTTGACGTATTTGTCTCTACCAACGTACCTGTTATTGACACTACTGGTGGTGCTTCTATCCGTGGCGCACAGTTGATCCACAAGGACACTTCTGTTCTTGCAGAGCAGCAAGCTGTACGTTCACAGACTCAGTACAAGCAGGAGTTCTTAGGCACTCTCTACACTGCTGATACTCTGTATGGCGTTCAGGTTATGCGTCCAGAAGCAGGCTTCACTCTAGCTGTAGTATAAGGTAACAAACTAGGGGATTCTTCGGAGTCCCCTTTTTACTTTTCTTTTATTCGTTTATTTTCGTAGGAGTTATTAATGGCTATATATAGAGGTGCTGGAGGCGCGGGCGATTCCAATACGGACGCTACGTTGCTAGAAGTCACAGAACAGGCTGTCATAGCTACTACTAAAGCAAGCGATGCAGCCGCTAGTGCATCAGCGGCATCTACCTCTGAAACCAATGCCGCCACTAGTGCAACAGCATCAGCTAGTAGTGCCACAGCCGCAGCATCTTCTGCTTCAGGTATTACTGCTTCTGTAACAGCAGCGGCTAACTCAGCAACAGCAGCCGCTAACAGTGCTACTGCCTCCGCCACAGCAGAGACTAATGCAGAAACCGCTGAGACGAACGCAGAGACTGCTGAGAGCAACGCAAGCACATCTGCTACCACTGCTACTACTAAAGCCTCAGAAGCCGTTACAAGCGCATCCAGTGCGTCTACGAGTGCTTCTACAGCTACAACCAAGGCTAGTGAAGCAAGCACCAGCGCAACTAGCGCATCAACAAGTGCTACGACAGCAACTACTAAAGCATCTGAAGCTACTACTTCCGCTAGTGGTGCAGCTACGTCAGCATCTACAGCAACGACCAAAGCGTCTGAAGCTAGTACATCAGCAACTAATGCGGCTACTAGCGCAACTGCCGCCGCTGCTAGTGCAGCATCTATAGGCACAGACCCTAGTTTTAACTCTGTCACAGTGACGGGTAGCACAGCCGTTAAGATGCCAGTAGGCACGACAGCGGAACGCCCAACACCTGTGACTGGCCAACTCCGTTATA